CGGACATGTGCCTCTTTAATCGGCATGTCCCACTGATCCGTATGCCCTGTATCCACTATGCCCTCGATTGTTCCCTTGAAATATGGAGGACGGCCATACCTTCTTCCTTGATGTTCGACAAAGACCTCCACCCTGTCTCCAATCTCCAGGAACCTAAAATCGTCACCCGGACTAACGAAACCCCTCGGCATCGGCTTCATCATATTCCTCCTACGAGCCTGGCAATAAGGTCATCGACCAGCACATCCAGGGAATCAATCTCTTCCGCCCCCTCAGGAAGGGAAGGCCGGGGCGGCAGCACTATTTCGTGTCCCCTGCCGGCTTCGCCGCCGAGCTGATGTATGGCGGCATAGATAACGTCGAACCCAACCTCCACGGAATCCGCATCAACGTTCCTGCTCAGGGAGTTCTTGAGCCTGGCCGTATCGGTCAATGTCTGTCCTCCTTCGGCCTCGGCTCGCTGCGATCTCTTCCATGCGGTCCCATCGGGAGCCTTTTCATCCCTGAAGCGCTGCCTGGTCTGAGAGATGACCTCTTCCCCAATGTCGGAAAGGAGAGCCCTTCTACCCACATCGCCAAAGGAGGCCAGGGCATTGAGGCGACCCTCAAGCCCCTTTAGGCCATCCATTTCGATCTTTAGCGCTATTCCGGCCATGCCCCACCATCACATCTTGCTAAAGACATCGGAAGTGAAGATCCGGGAAGGCGCCTGTACGGAAATCTCCGAGCGCTGCACGGGCGAATCCTGGGTCTCGATGCCAAGGCTCACCTTCCCGTCCGAGATAAGCCGAAGCATCTTGACTGCATCCTCGTACCTCTTGCGCCTCTCCTCGGTCACGTGGTCTGGAGAGAGCCGATAGAGAGCGATATCGACACAGAGAATCACGACGATCTTTGGAGTTGCGGAGAGGGGAAGAGGATAGCGCGAAGCCAGGTAGCTATCGATCTCGGCGGTTGCGTCGACCAGGGCGCGACTTATCGCTTCTTCGTCAAGCGTTCCGTCGCGGTTGCGATCCGCGAGCGCATAGAGAACGTCCTCGCCGTAGCGCTCTATAATGTCCACCTGTGTGGCATATGGCATTGTCTTCCCCTCTCCCGTTTTCCGATTCACCCATTCACCGACTCACCGATTCACCGCTTTCCTAGCTCACCACTATCGCCCCGCAGATCCCGTCCGTATTGGGAAGCGGGAAGGGCTTGGATTCGGCGACCAACTTGTAACCCGAAGGATCATCAAGCTTTATGGGCTTTACGAAGAATGGCATGGGCTGAAGGTTTGCATCCAGGTCATCCACCGCGCAGTAGACCAGCCGATGGCCGGCGTCCATGGCGATCATGACCACGTTCTTGGCGGCAACCACAGGTGTCATGACTCCGGTTTGGGGATTGCGGTACTTTTCCGCCCGCCGCTTCACCAGGTATCCCCCGATGTTGATTCCCGCGTCGGTTATCTCAACCCGTAGCTTTGCCGTCGTGGTGCTGGCCTCGGCCAGGGCGAAGAGCTTTTCAAATGCTGTCTTTCCGGCCCAGATTTCGACCGTCGAGCCGTAGCCCTTTTCTTCCAGGGCTTCACTCATGGCCTGGAGCACCTTGTAGACATCGACCAGCTTGGCGCCCTGGGCATCCCAACGGGTGTCCGGGGTCACCGAAAGGGGAGTACCAAACACGATCTCCCAGGTATCGAACCCGCCGTTTTCGAGCTGCACCGGCCAGGAGAGTGTTCCCGTTATGGCGACCGAGCACATGCCCTCGGTGGTCTTTCGAACCACCTGGCGCAGCAGGTCCGTCTTTTGAGTTGCCCACGCATCGCGCCCGGCGTTGTTCAGGATCTTCAGGTTATTGATGTCCTGCCCGGTTACCTGCGTATTGGGACGCACCGGCAGGGGCTCGTAAAAGGTGATTCCGCCTGTCTGCTTGGTGGCCGGAATGGACGGCGCGCCTCGCCGAACCACCGGAAGAGCATTCACCACCGCGCTCACCAGGTCGGCACCCACCACCGGGAGACCGAGCTGCGGCCTATTGACAAAGATGGAGTCCATCACCGGAGTCTTGAGAGGCGGAAGTGAAACCAGGTACCGGATGATGGCCTCCTTTGTGAAAAAGCTTCTTAGATCGAACATCTATCCACTCCTTTCTACATGGCGTAGATGAGTTTCTTGGCGAGCTTCTTGAGCATGGCCGCACTGGGCGCAGCCTGGGCCACAGCGCCAACCTTCAAGGCATCTCGCCTCACCGACCCATGCACGATGTAGGTTGCAGAAGTCGTTTTTGCCGTATCGACCGCTTCATCGAGCACACCCTCCACGGCCCTGGCATAGTCCGCCGTGATTGCGGCCGCATTTGCCGGCGCGGCCTGAAAGGTGACCACAACATTTCCCACTTCGTAATCGACCCAGCCGGAACCGCCAGCGCTCCCCCAGAGCCTGCCGAAGCCATCGTCAGAGAAGCTCTCGACCCCATCGGTTATGGAGACGCTGCCTGGCTCTATGGGCGCGGCCGCCAGGGTCTTGCTGAAGAACGTTGTGCCATCCCCGGTTCCAACCGACTCGTTCTCGATTTCTCCGTAAGGAATGAGCTTCTCATCCGAGTCGCGCGAGAGAAGCAACCCGACCGGGAGCGCCCCCTGGTTTGCCTTGACCAGGCCGCTCATGATCACCGGATCATGACCGTGCCCCCTGGCGCGTTCGTCGTCATAGCTCACCGTTCCCAAGATTCCATTGATCGCCATTTCTTACCTCCCTGGATTCCCGCTAAAAGCATGCGGGAATAATGACGAGTGTCTTACACGCACCGGGTCAGATCGACCGGTTTGCCGCTATCGTCCTTGGCCTCAGGAGCCGTGAACTCTGTCAGGAGCTTCTTTGCGGGAAGCTTCCCAAGAAAATCGAACAGCAGGCCGAGCACCGGTTTCTTGCCGGCCCCGGCAGTGAGCTCGATCTCTTTTCCCGACTCGGCGAGAACCAGGGCAACCTCTCGAAGCATGGTCCGCTCGCCGCCGTCAATGCGATCCTGGGCAACCAGGTCGTTCAACTTGCCGTCGAGCTCCCGTTCCCGCTGTTTCGCCTGGTAGGCGGAAAGCTCGGTCTCGCTCTTCTTTGCCCGCTCCTTCTCCCGCGACAACTCTCCCTCTGCCGCCTCGCGCTTCTTGCGCTCTTCATCGAGCTGGCGCTGCAGCTCTTCCTTTTCCATCGTTTCCTCCTTTGCTGAAAATTCGATGACTACCCCCTCGCTCCCTTCCTCGAACCGGACGCTCCGCAATCCGGACACCGCGGGCTGCGCCGCCCCCAGAAGCCCGACATGGCGAAGCGTCTTTCCATCGGGAAAGAGAGCGATGGAGATCTTCTTGTAACGCCCCTTCGACACGAGCTCCTTGACCTCGCTCGCCACTTCCTTGAATCTCGCCTGAAGGATCTGGCCGGCACGCCTCATACTGTGCACCCACCCGTAAGCGGGCGCGTCATCCTTGGGGTGCCCCAGGACGAGCGGCGCTTCCCGCTCCTTCGGATCATATGCCGAGGCTATTCTATCCAGGTCCCCGGCCGTGAAGGTGACTCTCCGACCGTCCTTGGCGATCCAGGTTCCGGCCCTGCAGATATCGACCCACTCACTCACCCATTCAGCCATGACTTCACTCCACCGCCTCAATGATCACGGAGCAGTTGATTGTGCTGTCCATGGCCTTGAGGGTCTGAAGGAGATCCCGCGCAGACCGCAGAAAGAAAGTCAACGCATGCACCGGAAGAGCCTCACCACAGCCAAGGCACTTAGCCGGAACCGCTTCGGGCTTGGATACCGGCACCTCAACCGCAACGCCGCACCGCTCGCACACAACCTTTACCCACTCGACATCCAAAAGATCCACTGCCGTCACTTCCTGCCTCATACCCCTCCATTTCCTTTCCCTTGCTCGTCTTGCAATTGAGCGTATTCATGTTATATTGACCCTTGCACGGGGCGGAGCCGGGACTAAGCAGTGCGTCTATGGCTTTCGGGATGTCGGTACCCGCAAGGCGAAGGGCGTTCCCGCACGATCCGGAAAGACCGAATCCGCCCCCCCATCCGTCATTCCCGCAGGTCCTTGGCGGGAATCCCAGCCTAGCGTTTCTTGAGCAGAATCCCACGCCTGTACCCATTTTCTCCATCAAGCAAGCTCGCACCGTCAAAGCCGGTCTGTCCCGCCTGAACGTCATAGACGGAAATCCCGCTCCATACGCCGCCATCGATGTCGAGCACACAAAACCCGGCGATATTCTCATCCTCGCCGCGCCAGAAGCTCAGATGCCTGCGCCGCAGAACCACTTTGCCGGCATCGTCCGCCATGGGGGTGATCCATACCTCGTCGGGGTCTGTCACGGTTTTTTTGAAGAGCGGCACATACTGCCCCCGGTCCCCCTTGGTGATCTTGACCCTTCCGCCCTTTCCCGTGACCATTCGCTCGGAGACAATGACCGGTTCCCCATGAACATTGAAAAGCTTCTCGCCTCCCTTCTCGATCCCGAACGCTTTCCGGAACTCTTCCTCGTAAAATCTGGCGGCTTCACGATTGCTCATGCCCCGCGATTTGAGCTCATCAAGGGAGGGAAGAAGCTCGGGCGCCCCAGGCAGCTTCTTCATGTTTTGAGCCGCGGGAAGCCGATAGTCCGAGGCCCCCTTCAGGCCCGGAAAGGGCTCAAGCCTTACACCTTCTTTGAGAGCCCCATCCACCAGGGCGCCCCACACGCTTCTTCCCGGATTCCCCGAAAAGCCCTCATCCGGCACGAGCAGCCGCGCGAGAAGCTTCATCCCGGTCTTTGGGTCTACGGGCTCAATGAGCTTGCCGTTAATGTCTTCAGACACGTCAAGCCCTCTATCCTTCACCTGGCTGCCGGTCAGACTCACCACGCCGCACCGGCATCGGTAGCCGTTTGGCGGATACCAGGAATCCCAGAAGGAGCTGTCCGCGGGAAACACCTTGCCGTCCAGGGCCGCATGGAGCGGCCGGGTCCTGGAATCGTTCACCGCATCGTACATCCAGTACGGTCTATCCTTTGCCGCGCCGGCGAGCTGCTTATAGCGCCCGACGTGATAGGCCGTCTGGACATTGGTCCGGAAGATATTGTCAACCCGCCAGGCGCCCTTCCCGTACCAGCCGCGTCGCCTGAAGATCTCCCGGCATTCCTTCCTGAACTCCCCGAAAGAAATCCCTTCGACAAGAGCTCGCCTCAAGCTCGAAAAGACGGTTTCAAGCTCCCTTCCCTTTGCGATCCCCGAAACACCAAAGGCCCTCACCTTGGCATCGATTGCGAGATCCCGGTATTCTCCGGGAGGAAGCTTCACCTTGTCCTCCCAGAACTTAACGGCCTCCCTCATGGGAAGAGGCTCAAAGATGAAGGGGCTTTTCTCTTCAGCCATTGGTCTCGCGCCTTGCAGTGATAACGCCAAAGCTCTCCGCGCCGAAGATGGCGCTTTCCATGAGCTCTTCGAAGTCTTTCATGGAAAGCTTGGGATAGAGATCCAGAAGCCTTGCAATGGCATCCTCGTAGCTCTCCGCCTCTTCAACCGCCCTCGCTATCAGCTCCTCGTTTGCCGCAAGATCATCCATGCCAAGGGCCAATGCCTTTGCAATGAATTTCTCCAGCGCTTCCTGGTCCGGAGTGAAACGGCCATCGCCTGCCGAGAGCTCATCATCATTACCTTCGGCTCCGCCCCGCCCCGAGCTCTCGGCGCCCTTGCCCTTGGGAGACTTTTCGGTCACGGCAGGCGGCTTGCCGGCATCCCCCCCTTCTCCCCGGCCATCCATCTCGAATTCATCGCGCGGCATGTTGTAGCGCCGCTCAAAGTGTATGGGCAAAAACCTCACCCCGACACCGTGCAGCTTGGTATCCAGATCGGCCATGGCGGTAAGGTCTTCCGGCTCATTGAAGCTGAAGCTGGGCGTAAGCGCTGCCGGCGCGTTGAGCTGGCCATAGATCCATGCAAGCTCCTCCATGAAGGTGCAAATGAGCGCCTCGTCGGATTCCTGGTAGTCTGCAAGAACATCCCTGTGGACTTCGGCCGCAGCAAGGCTCCCGACGCTCCCAAGGTCCGCGGTCAATGTTTGCCCCATGAGGACGAACGCTATTGCCTTGTCCATCCTGCCAACAAGGCCGGCATGCAATTCGCCCGACACCTTGCCGGCAGCCGAGTGAATCTCAACCGTCGAGCCACCACTCACCACGGCCACCGCGTCCTGCACCATGGCGGTAAGGCGCTGAAGCATCTCGCTTCGCTCATCCGGCCCAGCTCCGTCGCGTGCCTTTCCAACCACCCAGGGGATTCCAAACTTCTCGCAGAGCACAACCCAGAAGCGGATTCCGCCCTTTTTTATGGCTACCGGCCAGAGGCAGCGCGATAGAAGCCGCAATCCATACGGGTTTGTGGCGTCCGGAAAATGCCTGGCAACCACAAGCTTTCCGAAGGGGATCTCGCTTGCCTCATCGCCCCGAAACACCAACCGGTGAGCCGCATCAAACCCGAACCACTCATGAGGACGCGGCTTCAGGTCCGCAATGTGAAGCCATCCATTCTCTGCCCTCCAGATGGGCTCGACAGGCGTGAAGCCGAAGTAGGGTGCATCAAGCACCTGGGAGAAGACGTTGTATAGGTCAACCCGCTCAAGGTCTTTTGCGAGCCTGCGCTTCAGGTTTTCCGCCTCCGGGGTCGCCTTGCTGTCCTCTTCATGTCCCGCTTCAAAAGAAAAATCCCGCTTCTTCAGGGTTCCGAGCTTTCGGTTCTGGATGCAGCCTATGACCTTGTCATCCGCCAGGAGCTCCCGAAGCACCCAGACTCCATCCCCGCTCTTCCTTAGAACCGGGTCCGGATCGGGCAGGCTCCCAAGCCACCCCATGGGATCAAAGCCGGTTACGAATGAAGCATAAAGCTCCTGTTCGAGCTTCTCCCGCTCGGCAGCGGCCTTGCCCTTTTCGCCAGACGCAAACAAACGCTCCTTGATTCTTCGCAGCCTATCTATCATCAGCTACCCACCGCTAGTAGTTGGCCATCATGCGGGAACTCTCCCGCGGCATGGCGGTCATCACGCGCATCGGCTCTGTAGGATTTGATGCTCCATGTATTGCGAGCATGTGCGCCCAGAATTCGTCAGCATGCCCAACTTCGCTTCGGTCCGCATCGAAGCGCGGGTTTCCAGCAACGGTCATGATCTTGCGCACCGCGTGATGCGACTCCCGAATGGCCCGCTCGGCTGGAGTACGCACTAGGCGGTCCTCGTACTTTTGCTTCCCGACCGTTGCCAGGTGCTGCTTGATGGGACCTGTAAACAAGACGCCCTCCACCCGGTACTCTCCGTATCGTTTCTTGGCGTCCTCAACCGGCTTTTCTCCGAGTCCAGTCTGATCCATGCACCAGCGGACGATGTCATAGTACTCGGTGAGGCGATCCTGCTCCGCGTCTTGCTCCGCAAACTTCTTGCCTTTGAGGCGCACAACTTCCCGCGTCCACAGCACGTCACCAATCAACTCGCAAACCCACATCACCGTGAGGTCTCGACGCCGCCCGATATCCATCCCGGCATAGCAAGGACCACCCTTGTAATACTCTGGCTTTCCGGCCTCATCATGCTCGGCACTAGTAATGAGCTCCCAGGTGAGCCATGCAGTAGCTTCATCGATTGGGTTGCACATATACTCCTGCTGCCAGGTCTCTTCATCTCCAGCCTGCTCCCGCACCTCGTCAAGCCACTGTTGGCGCTCTTCTGGCGACAGCGGGCGGCCGATGATCTTGTCTGCCAACCCCTGCATGACAGCATCCACAATGGTGGTTGTATGGAGAGACCAGATTGACCCCTCCTTTTTGGCGTCCTGGACCATTCGGTAGTAACGATTCCCCTTGCCGTTGTAGGTGGAGAGGACGCGCACCGGAAATCCCCACGTGATAATGGGCATGGCCGCCTTCCACATGGCTTCCTGGTTCTTGTGGAATGCGAATTCATCGAGAACGAGCTTCCCTCCCTTGGACCGAAAGGCGGAGGGGTTGCTGGAGAGAGCATTGATGCGCTTCCCATTGGCAAACTCGATAGAGAACGCCTTAACATCATCCTTCTTGTCGATGACGATCTCGCCGAGCGAGGTTGCAGCCATCTTGTAGAGCTCGACCCATTGCTCGCAATAGCGGATGTATTCCCTTGCCGCGGATTCGTCGGCAGACGAAAACCACACGTCCACGCCCCCGACCTGCCTTCCGCAGTCCACTACATCCTCGTAAGACTCCGCATAGGTCCAGCCGATCCGGCGTGACTTTTCAGCGATCTTGAATCGCGATGCGTCCGCTATCCACTTTGCCTGATAGGGCAGAAAGTAGCGGGATGACTGTTCCTTAGCGGATGATACCAAGTACCCGCTCCTCCATCTCGCGAATGAGCTCGTCAGACATTCCGCCGCGGCGAGCCGTCTGGGTAACTTCCTCCGCAACCTCCTCGACCTTGCTCCGCAGCTCCTTTTTGAGTTTTTCCCGTTGAACACTGGAAGACTGAAGGATCGCAACAGACTTCATGAGAGACGCTCTCTCCTTGGGCGTAAGCTCCGTGGAGATAAGCAACTCCAGGACTTGCTGCATTAATAGCCTCGATGCGGCCTCATCCAGCGCAAGTCCGTCCCCGACTTCGGAAACAAGAGTCCTGGCCTTATCCTCAGCAATCCGCAGCCGCTGGTAGGTATTAAGCCAATCCTTCCCATAGCGGCCGATGGCGGACCGGGAAATGTCGTAGCCCTCCGCGGCCAGGAAATCCCGGATGTCATCGTAGGTCGATCCACCCTCGACCAGGAGCCTATCCACCTTCTCCCGCACTTCCTGCGGCAGCTCATCCCGTATGCGTCCGTGACATCTCACCCTACCCATCAGCTCAACTCCCGCTCCAGCTCCTCCACTTCCCTGCTCACCTGGAGGTATTCCTGCACGAGCTCGTGGAGCTCTTTCATAAGAGAGAGCGCCTCCTCGGTCTTGAGATCTTTGAGCGGAATCACGGCAGCCGGCTGAATGATATGCTTGATGCCCGTGATGATCCCCGCGGCCCGCGCCGCCATCTGCATGCGCCGAGTCTTCTTCTCCGAAAGGGCGCCCTTAAGTATCAATCGCTCGCTCATGCCCTTCTAACCCTCCTGTACCGACCATTTCTCACGCACAACAGGACAAAACCGGTTGCCTTCGATTTTCGCCTCAACCCGCGTCATGGCCGTCACCGTGCCGGCTATGGTGCTCTCCTGCGTCTCAGCCACCCGCTGCCATGCCTTAACAAGCTCGACGTTGTTCTCGTACATGCGCTCAAGCCGCTTCATCCAGTCCTGAAACTGCAAGAGCATGGCCTGGGTCTCCCGCTGGTTCTGCACAATCAGCGTATCCATCCGCTCCAGTGTTGCCCTGTGCTCTCGCTCGCTTCGCTCCATCTGAGCCTGCGAGCTCTTATCGCCAAGCCACCACAGCAGCACAACCAGGCCCGAAACCCCAAACGAGCCGACAAGCTGAACGATTTCCTTGAGCGAAAGTATTTCTCCTGGCATCCCGCCTGCCCCCCACTATGGTTTCTCTACTTCATCGACTTGCAGCGACATAGCTCTGCACAACTTCTTGGAGCCCCACTACTTGCGCGCTGCAAGCATCCAAGTCGCGCCCTAGTCGGATAACTTCTCCTGCAACTCGATCAAGATTGATCTCGCCCTCTCCATCCCTTGGCCTGGAGGCTGCCTCATTAGATTTGCCGGTGGGTCCGGCAATCTTGGGCAGATCGCTACAGGAACGGGCTTTGACGCGCAGCCGGCCAAGCTCGCGACTAGTAGCGTCAAAGCGATCATTGAGGCTCTCAAGCCGATCTTCATAGTTCGCACTCACTTTCTGCACTTCAGCATTCTTTGCCTGTTCGATCAGGCGGGCGCGCTCTTCCGCTTCGGCTTTCACCTTGGCCGTGATCAATTCCCACCGGGCGCGCTCGACTGACTTGCCCTTTGCGTATGCCCCGAGAAGGGCGCCCAGAATCAGCAAGATCCCCACAACGACCCCGATTACGCGCGGATTCAAGAAGAGCGACGTAAGCATCTCAATCGTCCCCATCCTTTAGGAGTTCCCCGCAAATGAGGAGTCGATACTTCGGAGCGCGAACGAACATTATCAGGCGCGGGTACTCGTTAACGCGCTTCCATAAAGGCTTTCCGTAGAGTATCCGCTCCTCGGCCCTCGAATGTATGTTCTCAAGCCCGCCATACCATGCCCGCGGAGGATCGATGCCGCGCCTTACCGCTTCGGCCTTGCGCTGAACGAGCCGGCCCGGCCCGGCGTTGTAGGCAACCAACATGCCTGCCGTGGCGGACTCGTCATCATCGAAGAATCCTTGGGCGAGGGAGTAGTTGCCCCGAGAAGAGAGCACTGCGTAAGTTAGCTGAAACTCAGGATCGAATCGGCGCTCCCAGGTGATCTGGTTCTTCATCATTGTCACCTTGAGCGCACTGACGAAATTGTTGAACCTCTCGGTGCCGTCCTTATTGTAGGCAATCGTGATCTGGCCGAGCCCGAACCCGTACTCGCGTGATGTCTTCAGCTCGGCTCGAACCCTCCAACCACTCTCTTGCTCGATCTTTCCCGCAAGAACCCAGGGCTGCGGGCAGGCAGGCCATTGATTCCTGATCGCCCTGGCCAGGACGGGCAGGAGCTCCATGGCCCGATGTGGCACCGGAGCGGCCAGGGCGGGCGCGGCCAACATGCTCAGTGCAATGCAAGCAAGCAGGAAACGTCTCATCGAATCATCGCCGTTATGCAGCTCACCGCAAGCCACACCATGATGGCCTGGAAGCCGAAGAAAACGACAACAACCAGGGCGGAGGCGACGTTCTTGTCCCTCCGTGCCGAGTTGCAGTGCTGCTCGATGGAAAGGGTCGGATACATGAACTTCCTGCCCACATGAAAGACCAGCACCGCCAACGTTATGGTTGCCAGGTAGTAGACCGTGAGCCTCAGTTGCGAGGCATCGCCGAACCACAACGCAGCAGAGACCGTAAAGACGAGAAACGGGGCAACCTTCATGAGCTCCTGGACTATTCTCCTCATCCTGCACTCCTTATTTCAAAGGTTTATCGCGACCTTCAGTCTGCCTCGAAAACCCCATCCCTCTTCTCTTGAGGGTTCCGACCTCGGTCGCGAGGCACATTCCGGGAGATTATGCAATAGATTTTTTTGAATTTGCAGGGGTGTATTCTACAGGGTGGAAACTATGGAAGGTTTTTTCGCCCCGCCCAGGAAGGGAGGGGCCTCTTTCCCGTCATTCCCGCGTGTTTTTGGCGGGAATCCAGTTTATGCGCCGCGCTGGATTCCCGCTAAAAGACTGCGGGAATGACGTGCGTGTGAGTTACTTGCGCAAGGCCTTTACGGAGTTCAAAGCCCCTTCAAGCTGATCGATTGCGTATTTTAGGCAAACCTCGATATGGCCCAGCCGGTCTTCAACTTCTTGGGTGGAGAGCCCTTTGAAAAGCGCTGCAAGAAGCATCGCCCGCTCGTCAAGAAGGATTGTATTGGACCTGGCCCGGCTTTTCTTCCCGGTTGAGGACCTTTCCTTTTTCCGATCCAGAGGGATCACGTTACTCATGGCTCACCCTCCCGCCGAATGGAGACTGAGGAGGGTAGCCGGCCTTCTTCAAGATCCCGCGCACGGTTGACTTATCGCACCCGACGCGCCTCGCGATCTCGGTGGTTCCAAGCCCCTCATCGCGAAGCCTGCAAATCTCCTCGCGCTCAGCCGAGGAAAGGGGCGGGCGGTAGGGAGTCCGGGCTTCTCTTGTCGCCCTCGTCTCCGCGCCAGGTGCGCACCACGACCGATAGACGCCTAAGAGCTCCTCTTGGAGCGCGATAATCTTGCGCGAGGCATTGAGCTCTATCGTTGCAAGCTTCAGCTCGGATACTAGAGATTGATCGGACTGAACATTTGCGCCGGGCAGGGCGTAATAGCCCTTCTTGCGGATCGAGGGGAGGACATCCCCTGCAACCCATGTGCTGAATCGGTCAGCCTCGGGCTTGCGGCTTCTAAAACCCAACTTATAGACAGCGGGCTCGTTGATTGTTACCAGATCCTGATTTCCACCAGGGGTCGGGAAATTCCCGACCCCTTTCCAGGCTGCCGGGATTACTTGCAAAGTCTTGGAGCCTTGCCACTCAATACCAAGAGCCTCGCATACATCCTCCAGCATAGTTGCAGGGGCCAGGCTCCCCACTAAAAGCATTAGAGCACACAGGCAAGTAGCGCCCCACACAAGAATACGCCACAGCCCCCTCAGGTGCCCCGGCATCCTTATAGTC